TGAATTGGGTCATTTGATAACCCTGCAATTCCTACTGGATTATTTTTTAATGCTGTATAAGCCCTAGATTCAGCTACATCTAATGCATTAATTAATGCTGACTCTTTTGCATTTAATAAATTTACTGGCTCAACTTGTGCAATACCTTCTTTAAGACCTTTAGCACCAGCTCGTAATGCTTCTTTAGTAAATCCACCAAGCTCATTAAAGTTTTTTGTACCAATAGATTTATAAGTACCTTGTTTTAACTTTTGTGCTAATTGAACTGGTATTTCAGTACCGGTAGCAAGAGGATGTGCAATAAATTGATTTTTTACTGCTTGAACTGCTGCTATATCTGCATCTGGAGCAAGTGAGTATTTTGCTTTTTCCATTAAATCATCTAAATAATTAATAACTGTGCCTTTACTAATATTTTTTGTAGAGTTTTGAATTATGTTAGATATTTCATCATTTAAAGCACCAATTTTTAATTCTAATGTGTCTAACCCACGACCAAATATAGTGCGCCCAATAGTAGGATTTACACCTTCTTCTAACAATGTTTGTACAGCTTTTTGACCTGCACCAGAAGCTAATTCTGCTTTTGCTGGTTTAACAGCAGACATCATTAATTTATTTGCGCCAGAACTTAATGGTGCTTGTAATAATTTTGGTGCATTAGGAATTAATCCGCTAGTTAAAGTGCCAATACCGACATTCTCTAATCTACTTTCTTGACCTAATGTTGGTTGTAATGCACTATAAATACCACCTAAAGCTGCACTTCCAGCAGTACGATTTGCACCAGGAATAAATGCCAATGGAAGAGCAGTAGCGATATTACCGGCAATAGCTCCTACAGGTGCTTCTTCAGCAATTAATCTATTTTCTTTAATTTTTGAAGTATCGTATTGTGTTTTAGGTAATGCAATATAACCTTTAACTGGCATTGATGATGTTTCACCAGTATTAGGATTAATATATTGCTGTGGGTTTTGTAAATCACTAAATAATTGTTTAGCACCTTCATATAAATTAGATGGCGCAGTTGCAGCACCTTTTATATTACGAGATAACCATGACTCTTGTTGCAGAGCAGCTCGTTTTGCTTCATTTATTTGTTTTTTGCCTTCTAATTCAGCGTAATCTAATATATTTTTTTGTGAAGTACCTTTTGGTGCTGTAACTATATATTTTTTTCCATCTGGCGCTGTAACTTCAAATTCTTCCGACATATTATTCTCCAGATTGAACAGAAGTTACAGGTCTAATTGACCATCCAGATTTAGATTTACCGTATTGTGCTGGTGGATTTTGTGTTGACCATATTTTTTCAGCACCATTTAAATGTCCATATTGGTCATAGTAACTTTGTAAAAAATCAACTTTAGCTTTAGCTCTATCATATTGTTTTTGATATAAGTCACGAATTTGTCTATTTGCTTCACCACCTTTGCTTATGCTTGGCAATGATTCTAAATATAATGAAATATCTTTATCTGAAGTTGTACCAGAACCTTCTACTCGTTTATTAGGCGCTATTTCAGATGTAATACTTTGCATTACTTTTTCAGCGTCACCTCTAAAAGAGTCTGGCATTAATGAAGAAAATGAGCCTTCATATAATGCGCCAGTTCTATTTTGAGTGTTTAAATCAATAAATTTATTAAGTAAAGATAAGTTATTTGAACCTTTATTTAAAACTTCATAACTAGCATCTAATTTTTTCTGTGCAAGTTCGGCAGCTCTATCTAATGCTTTATCTCTAATTTGCCCAGGTAATCCTTGACCAGGAGTTCTAAAACCAGTAGGAGCAAGTGTTGGTTGAGCTTCTCCATATAATAATTGTGAAAAATCAGCCATTATTTTGCTCCTTTAATTTTGTAGCCACGTTTTTTAAAATCAGCAGTTACTTGAGCAGTTGATTTGCCACTTGATTTTGCTGTATCTGCTACATCTTGTAGTGTAAATGTTTGAGGAATAATAGTAGCAGGAGCAGGTTGCGTTCCATATTTATATGCACTTTCAGCTTCTTGAAGTTCTTGTGCTGCTGTTTTAAATGGAGCTTGTGCTTGTGCTTGCGCTGTCCATTTGTTTTTTAAAAACTTCATAAATTCTGGGTCATTTTTTGCTCTTTCAAACTCTTGCACAGAAGCAATATCAGCAGACGCTTTAGGTACAGCTCTTAATTTAGTTGTGTCATATCCTGATTGAATAAAATTAGCCCATGATTCTGAAGTAAAATTTTGTGGCTCTAATTTACCAATCGGTGAGTCTGCTGTTTGTTTTGCTTGTATTTCTAAATACTTATCAAATGGTAATGCCCCAGATTGTAATGCTTCATTCATCATTACTTTTGGGTCAAAGTATTGTTGTTGAGTAACAACAGGTGCTGGCATTTGTGTTTGATAGTTAGGCGCTTCTGTACCTTGTGCAACAGGAACTTGTGCAGTTTCTTGACTAACAATATCACGTGTAGCATTAGGTTGACCAATACGGCTTCTAAATAAATCTTGCGCTGCTTGTTGTTTTTGTTGACGTTGCATCTCGGCAATCTTTTGTTTCATTTGCCAGTCTTCTAATGCGCTACCATAAACACCTTGTGCGCCAGTCATGCCAGCCTGTAGTGATTGACCAATGATACGACCTAAGCCTAAGTTTTGATTCTTAGGCGCTGCTAAATATCCCAATGCTGTATTAATTAATCCAGTAGTCATGGCTTTACGTTGCAAGTCTTTAGTAGCTTGCTCACCTAATAACCCAGCCAATGATTCTGGTGCTGTGCCAAATATATTAAAATCAGCCATTTTGACTCATCCTTCTTTTACGTGAAGATACGACTACATTACTCATAGGCTCATATTGAACTGCGCCACCACCTCTAACACCGCCACCACCACTAAAATTAGGAGCTGGACTTGGTTGCGCTAATACTTGACTAACGCCAAGTAAGTTTTGTGGAGTAGCATAGTCAGATAATGAAGTAGGTATCATGTCAGTCAATCCACTTAAACTATTAGATAGCAAACCTTCACCACCTGTAAAAATTGGCATTGATGTACCTTCTAATAAAAATGATTCAGGTGCTAGATAGGAGCCAGTAGCCGGATTAAATACCATACCTGAACTTTCTATTGTACCTGCAAGTGCTTCTGGAGCTAATGATGATGCGCCACCTGCACCACCGGCAGCACCACTTAATCCTAAACCTTGTCCAGCTAAACCACCGCCATAACCTAAAGTGCCACCAATCGCTGCATTTTTAAGTGATTTGCCTAAACTTTTACCTTTAAGTAAAGAACCACCACCACCAACTGCAGCTCCTACCATTGCCATTGTAACTGGGTCACCCATATTAAGCTCCTTTCAATTTGCCAACAACGTAGCAAATAGGTTCAATTACAGCACGATAGATACGACCTAGTGGGTCACGTTTCTTACCACGCATCTCTTTCCATAAGTCAGCAGTACGATGACGTGCAATATGCTCTGCAATACGTCTTACAGCGTTTCTAAGCGCATTTGGTGTACCGTTAAAGGCATAGGCTACAACAGGTAAGAATAATGCGTGATAGCCCTTCTCAATCGTTTTAGCATTTGGCATAGTTGCTGAATGTTGCAACCAGATGGCTTGTCGGAATGAACCAAAGCCATAAGCCTGATTCATCGCAGTACATACTATTTTACCACCACTTGATGTGCTTGTAGTAACAGAACCTTGAGGTGCGCCATAAGCAGAGTTAAGATAAGTAGATAATTTTTGATACGGCAAGTTTTGTTCAAAGTTGAACCGGTTGATGTCAGCTTCAAGCGCATTTTGTTGGTAATCTTCTTGAGTCCTACCTACATTAGCTAGTTGAGCAATATCACCGTAGTCAGCCGCAGCCAAACCAGGCGCATTACCAGCAGCAGTTTCTTGTCTAGCACGTTCAGCACCGTAGTTTTGATAGGCTAATTCACCGTACTTATTAGCTAAAGTGTTGCCCATAGTTTGCGCTGCACGATTTTGTATGTCAGCAGATACACCTGAACCATAACGACCAGCCATTGAAGCGTTGCCTTGTGCTTGCTTAATAGCGTCATAGTAGTTTTGTTGTGCGCCTTGAGCTGCACCGGCTAGTGCTTGGTTAAAGTATGGGTTGCTATTTAGATACTGACCGCTAATAACATCTTGTTGTTGTTGTTGCGCTGCCGGTAATAATGGATTACCCATTGTCGCACGATTGGTTGTAGCCTGTAATGCTTGTTGTGTTGTAGCAGATGGGCTTACATAAGTTTGACCAGGATAATATGCTGGAGTGTTAGATTTATATAAGTTTTGTGCTTCATTAAGACCATATTGAATATATGGCTTAAGCATTGGGTCTATGCCTGTTTCAGATTTTTGTTGTTGACCACCACCACCGCCACCTTCCAATGTCATTCTTTTGCCGACTGGTTGAAACGCTAACTCTGGTAACATATCTAAATGGTTGTAACGCATTCCTATCTCCTTAAACTTTCATTTCCCATGTTGATGGGTTAAATCCTAATTGTTTTGCCTTTTTATCCCACCCTCTACGGGCAGATGCAAACGTTAATTTATTATAGCCACCTTCCTTAGCAATAGCCTTAGCGTGAAATAATCCTTCTGATATATCTTGATTATTGTCTAGCCAAGCTGCCCATAGGTGCATAGAATGTCCGTTAGGTTGCATTACCATAAAGCCTATATTTACATCATCTTTAATACACATGAATAGTAGTGACCTCTGCTCGTAACAATCACAATAGATGTCTTCTACTATCCAGTCGTTGTGTCCTTTATTTCTAACTTTCTCTAAGCCACTTTTAACAAATTCCCAGTTAGCTCTAAGTTGTTCTTTTGTTATGTATCTAACTTGCATTAACCAACCACAATATATCTATACGTTAAGTCAGATGTTGTATTAGCTGGATGCGTAATAGTTGCTTGACCTTTAGATGTTGAGCTTACATAAGGTGAAACAAATATATCAGTTGTATAGCCATCAGATGATATGTAATTCATTGTAGCTATAACCGATGGTGTTGTTGGTCGTGTTGGACTTGTTTGCGCTGCCTTAGCGTCAAGGTAAGTCAATGTATCTGTAGATGACCACATGATTTCAACGTAATCGTCTTTCTCAAGCGCAGTAAAGAAATTCATTGCTGCAATTACATGATAAGGGTCAGTTGCATTTTTACGTGGTGCTAATCCAAATATGCTGTTAGATTTAGGAATGTCAGTACCATTTATTCTAAACCATACGCAAACATCTTGTGTCGCATTATCCATATTAGATATTTGTAAGCTAAACTGGATATTATATAGACCAGAGTAGGCTACTTTTAAATGTGAGCTACTTAATAAGCTAATGCCATTTTCATAGTCAATCGTATCAAATATAATTGGATAAGCCGTAGTTACACTTGCTACTGTTTGGTCTGTACTATCTTGCCAAGCGCCATAAGGTAAAGCAATGTTGGTTGATGCAGCACTACTTGGTGTTAAAATAATAACAGAGCTATAACCAATACGTTCATTATAAATGGTAGTAGTGGTAGCACCACCAGTAGCCAATGTAATTGTACCGGTGTTATTAGACTTACCATTCATAAGGTTGTTGACCACCTCTGATATTTCACGAGGTGAACCACCGGCAGGATTAAGGTTTCTGTATTGTTGATTAACAACGGTCATCGTGTACCTTGTGCAGTAACATCAATATCAACAGCTAGAATGTTTGACCAGTTATCGCCAGTAGGAATGACTGATAAGCGATGGTATTTTCCACTACTACGTAATGACACTCTATTATCGCTATCTGCTGCCATATAAGAACCAAATGAAGGTACTTGACTTAACAATGTACGTGAAGCAATAGCTACTTCTGCAGAACCATTATCTACTACAGGTCGTGCCAATGTCACTACCGATGTTGTTTCACTTCCAATGTCACCAGTATTGATTTCAGCAGAAGAATTAGAGCCAGTAAATGTAATAATCTTTTCACCACGAACTCCACCAAATAAGAAACCACCACCAGCCCATAAACGGTCATCAAGTGATGTTGTTAGAGAATCAATAGTACCATAAGTATCTAAACCTTCTAGCGTGATACCAGCAGTTGCTACACGGCATAAGTATTTTACATCCGTTGTACCATAAGACCATTTTTGTACTTGCCAGTTATAAATAATTAATTGTCGGCTGCCAAAGTTGTCTAAAAAGTTCCATACAACAATTTTACGGATAGGGTCTACGGTTGCTGAAATAGTATCTAATTTAGATGGGTTAGCATTGGCATAGAACCAACGGTCTACTTTCTCATTACCAATGGCTGTAATTGTTGTACCATCGCAAGCGTAAAAACCTTCATCGCCTAAGAAGTAAGTTACGTTACCGTATTTAGTAACAGAGTTGCCTTCAACACAGCCTAAGCTGCGTGAGATGGTGTCAAACTGAAAGAAGTATGGTGAGCCAATGTATGACATACGTACAATCGCTCTGTCCATTAGGATTAAGCCAAACTCACCACCTGTAATGCCATGAATGTTACCGCCATCAGGAATGATTTGGTAGTCAGATTGCGATGCTGCACCTGATGTCCAGTTAGTTTCATTGTTGATGTCTGACCATTGAATTTTATTTGAATTACTGCCGGAATCTAAACTAGCAGCTACAACAAAGTCACGCACTATGGTTACATATTCAGCTACAGGAGCGTCTGCAGATAAGTCATCAAATGTTGTACCAGAACCCAATGTAAATGCTTGAAGTTTGTCTACGTTATTGGCAGCAATAATAGTATTACCAAATTGAGCAAAATTAACTCTAGTAATGTTTGAATAGCCACCTGTTTTAGAGATGTCATCTAAATCTAAGTTGGTACTATTAAACTTAAATAGCTTAGTAGAACCGCCAGCAAATACTGTGGTTGTATCACTAAACTTACCAGCAAACGCATTGTTTAAATCTTCTGTTGCTGAATTAGAATAATTAACCGCATTAGGAAAGGGAGTGTAACCGACAGCAGCAGGAACAACATTCTGTGCTGCAGATAAGTTTTCAACAACACCTGGTTGGTCTGGTGTCCATTCTGTAAATGTAATGCGTTGAGTAGCCATTAGCGTAACTCAGCCCATACTTGATTACCTATACCAAATGAACTTATGCTATATGTATCTCCTGCTGGAATAATTGCTGAAAATGTAGCGCAGTTAAAATTAGAACCTGAACCTGAACCTATAGGAATAGTAATACTGTTAATAGTTGCATTTACATTTAAACCACCTGAAGTGCAACCAAATGCAATCATAATTGGTCTGCCAGTTGAATTTGTGTAAGTAGTGCCAGCAGCTCTACTTGATGTTACATCTTGCCATGTTTGCCCTACACCTGTTACATTTGAGGCAGTTGTTGCTGTTGCAGCGTTACCTGTACAAGAGCCAGATGACCCAGTAACATTACCGGTTACATTGCCTGTGACATTGCCTGTGACGTTACCTGTAACATTACCAGTAAAGCCACTTGATGCAGATGCAGTAGTAAATGCGCCTGTAGCCGGAGTAGTAGCACCTACAGAACCATTATGTGCGCCAGTAGTAGCTCCAGTTACATTGCCTGTAACATTGCCAGTTACACCAGCAGTAGCAGTTATTACACCAGTAGCGGTAGTCGTGCCAGTAACAGATAAGTTACCACCTACAGTAAAGTTGTCTGCATCTGTACCGGCTTGTTGGTCTTTTAGTTGAGCCATCAACTCACGAATGGCATTATTAATACCAGAAGGCGCACAACCTTCAGCAATATCTATGCCACCAACATCTGTGTTAGACGCTGCTATTGAACTCCATTGACTTACCTTATCTCTTGCCATATTTTATCCTTTACCCTATGTCATTCCATGTGTTTGTACCAACCGGAACATCTACCCATGAGTTTTGATTGAATACCGTTGATAATGTTGCTAATACTGAAATTGATGCTGTACCGTTAATTGTTGTAGAAAATGTCCATCCAGTATTATTCCCAGCGTCAGTTGAATCTACCGCAATAAATGTATTTGCCGGTGATGCTGCGCTATCTTTTACGCTAAGATAATTTAAGTATAGTTTCATTATTGCCTCAAGCTAAAGTAACAGTTAAGCCAGCTAATGGAATAGAAAATATATTGTTTGTATTGATTGCTTGTGGTGTAGTGAGTGGGTCGCTATATAATAAATTTCCACCAGTTACAGCATCGTAAATACCAATATAAGTTACCGTACCCCAATCTGTAGTAGCTTCATCAAACGTAATAGCTGACGCATTGCTTGATACACCACTTGAAGGCGCTGATAATGAAATAGCTTTACGTACATAAGACGCACCTGATACTTCAGCACCAGTACCTGCGTCTGTAGGGTCAGCCAAGAACAATGCTAAGTAAACTGTTGATGGCGATGTAAACGATGTTGACCGTAATGTAGCGTTGATAACAGCATTAGCTAAATATGTGGACATTCCTGACATAATTATTCCTTATCGTGGTACTACATTTAATGTTGCATTTGGGTATTTGCTACCTTCATCGTTGTTTTTAATATCTTGAATGGCTCGTTCGTATAAAGCAGCCCAAGACTGAACTCGTGCGTCATTCATTAAATACATCTCGGCTTCACCAAGAGAGGCATACAACAAAGCATCGCTGTAATCAGCCAAGTAAACATTACTCGGTTGTGTACTAGATAAAGATACTGGCTCTGCGTAGTAAAGCATTTGCAATGTTTGAGTGCCATTTGGAACTGGCGCAAATTGAAACTCTTGACCAATCAATGTGTAAAAGACTGTGATGCCTGATGTAGATGTTAATTCATTACGGAAGAATAAGTCAGGTGACTGATACTGAAACACGACATTAGGATTGCCTTGGAAGTGTACATCTCGCAACTCTAAGAAGTCGCTTGGCAATGTAACTGTACCATCTGTTACGGTAGTCGTTACTACTTTAAGCATTGGTCTTGTACGTAGGTTACGAGTAAGCCTAGTTTCTGCCATCTGAATAAATAATGGTATTTGGCTAGTCAAGTCTGTTCGTGCTAAATAGCTAGCTATCGTTGCTTGAAGCCCACTATAGTTATTAAAATCCATATTTAATCCTTATGTTTAACTAATACCACTATTCCGTTATCAATGGCAATGTGTTTGATAATTCCAAATCTATTTGATAGTTTACTTTCCCACCATGACCACGGCTCTTGTATCAAATGTGCGTTACGACCATCTGGTAATACTTTTAATGCTGCGCCTGTGTGGATAGTAAAAATTCCGTATGACAGAACACATCGTTGCAAATCATCTAGCACATTATCAAGACATTCCGGCTCAATATGCTCTAGTACGTCTATACAAGCTACTAACTCCGTTGGTTCTGGGTCTTCATCCCATAAAGGATTGCTTGGTTCGTACGGAGTGTATTTAACGCTCTCCGTTAAACTATCCTTTAAACGGCATTTGCCAGCGCCATAATCCAATAACTCTTTAATTTGGTACTCTGCTATCACCATGTCCACAATAGGAGCAAAGAACGTGCTAGAGATGCCATATTCAGGGTTTAAATGCAAATCAGATTGCATTTGACGATACTCTTCAGTAATTAAGCTCATAACTGCTTTTCTACTCTACGAATAACATCAATCCAGTCTGCGTCATCTTGATACATTAGGCGCATTGTTGTAAACCAGTACATACTTGGCTGTGCATATCGCCATTGATGTCTTTTAGGTACTAAGCACCATGTTTTAACACCCATAGCAGCAGCACAAAGCTGTGCAGTAGTATTGACACCAATTACCATGTTCAATTCAGCGATTAAAGCTGCTAAGTCATCGTAGTCTTCTGTGTTTGTCGCACAGTCTGGGTAGTAAACACCATCAATCTTGTCTTCTACGATGTAATCTAAGCTCACTAGCTGAATATCTTTGCGTTTGAGTAATGGCGCAAGGTCAGATGACTTTAGTTGTCTGCCTTTAGCATTGGTCATTTTCTTGCCACCGTGTGTGGTAATGCCAATTACTGTCTTCTTCCAAGAACCAAACAGCTCTTTCCATTCTTTACGCTTCTCTTCGTCAGCAACTAAGTATGCCGTACCAGGGAAGTCTTTATTTGTATGCCTAAAATACTGTGGTAGCGCACCAATAGCACATCTAGCATTGATATTTGCGTCTTGTACCCATTCAGGCATTGTATCTCTGCGTGTACCATGTACTTCTGCAGTAGGAAAGCTACGTTTAAACAGGTTAGCTAGTCTTGGGTCACAGTCAATGTAAACCTTTTCGCTTTTACCGATTAAATCAGGTAGGCATGAAGCATAAAATATCTCATCGCCTAACCCTTGCTCACCATAGACAACAACTCGCTTGCCTTCTGAACCATCCCATCTTGATTCATCGCCATAGGTGTATTCTTTTCTAAACTTACCACCTAGTGACTTATCCCACTCTTTCCATCCAGCATCCCACTCGCCTCTAGCCAAATAACAATGCGCTAGATTAAGTTGAGCGTTTAAATCGTTTGGTGCTATTTCTAGTGCTGTCTTTGCTGCTTTCTCTGCTGCATCCCAGTCACTTAACTGAACCAATGTAGCCGACATATTTGAATATGCCATTGCGTAATTGTTGTCTAGCTCTGCAGACTTAATAAAATACCTAATGGCTTCTTCTGGTCTATCTAGTTCATGGCAAGCACGACCTAGTGAAGTCCATAACGCTTTATTCTGTGGGTTCTCTTGTAGCGCCCTACGGAATAGCTGGTAAGCAAAAGCAGTTCTATCAGACATCAACCATACGTAACCAAGAAAATGTAATGTTGCTGCATCGTCTGGGTATTCTTCCAGTACCGCATAAATCAACGGCATCGCATTTTCGTAATCATCAGCTTCAATTAACTGATGTATTGCTATCTGACACTCTTTCAGTTCTTCTTTATCCATTATTTTACAATCGCATTAGTAGCTTTTAAGAATGGATATTTAGTATTGATGGCTTTCATCAATTCTTTTGTTTGGTTAGGATTATGTATATCAATCCCTTGTTTTAATAATTCCATCTCAATTACAGTAGGAATGCTTGCGTAATGCGCCCATTCTTCCTTAACACCCTTCTTCCATGCGTCAGGGTTATCTCGCTTTGCTTTCAAGTTTTCAAAGAAAGCATTTAAGTCTTGTGTACTCGTTAAGCGTACATCTTCTGTTACAGGGTCGTAATCAAATGTCTGTGTTACACCTGTATCAGGGTTGTAATCAAAAAATACTGACATCCATATCCTTTAGAAAGAGGGGCAGTTGCCCACCCCTCTATTCTACACTATTTAAACGCCTACGTTTTGTACCTTAGCGTGAGCATTTGGGTTTTGTACTACTAGAGCGTACTCTGTAGTCAATAGCCATTTGCTTGAGTCACCTGTTTTAGCCAATTCTTGTTTTTCCATTGGGCGCAATGAAGCAAGACCAACGTAGTTAGAATCTAAACATAGAACAGCTTGGTCACGCATGAAACGGTCAAGTTTCACAGAGTGATTACCAAAGTCTGAAACATACACGTCAGCAGCGCCAACGATTACACCTTGTGAGCCATTAGCTACGTTGTTGTATTTAGTGGCAACACCAGCAAATACAGAGAAACGAGCCTTGTTAGTAGCAGACATCAAGATTGTTGATGTTTCGCCACCAGCAGCCCAAGCTAGTTGCAATGCAGATTTCAAATCAGCTTCAATGAATGTAACTTGAGTACCATCTGTAGGAGCTGCAACAGTACCGCCAGAGAAGCCTGGAGTTGTACCTGCTGTTGAACCTGTAGCTAATACACGGTTAGTAATCCATGACTCAATACCAGCACTTGAACGAGCAGTACCAGCGCCACCAGCAGAAGATGCTTGGTTACGTACGATGGCATATTCCATGTCACGTTTAAGCTCTTTACCGGCTTTCATTAGTTGATAAGCAACCTCTGATTTACGACCGTATTTTTTAACTACATCGTATGTACCAGAGATTTGAACTGTTTTGCTAGAGATTTGAGTATAGTTACCCAAAACTGTAGTAGCAGCCAAAGTAGAGAATGATGAGTCATCACCCTCAATTTTAGCGTTAGTAGCAGCAGCAGCTAAAGCGTCTGTTTGCCATTGGTGATAAGTTTGACCAGCAGTCATACGTTTTGCCATAGAAAGCAAAGGTGTATCTTCTGGTGAAATATCAAAAATTACGTCTTCAAAAGACTCGGCTATACCCTTACCGGTATAGGTGTTGGTTGATGAAACAGCCATATTATTTCTCCTAAATCATTCTTTCAATAAGTTTTTGGGCATACTCTGATTTGCCAGTTTTACGTAACGAATCACGTTGCTGTTTAAATTGTGAGTTGACCTCGTTTTTTGTATCTTTTGCACCAGGTTTAACGACTGGTTTGGCATTAGACACTTTGTTCTTTACAACCGAATTTGATTGTAACTTGCGCCATTGCATTGCATCGTGCAAGACCTTTACGTGCCTTGGGTCAACAATCATTCCTAGTTCATCGTCTGTAAAGCCGTATTCCTTGCCTGTGGAAATAATTTGCTGGCTGGTATCTCTACTCCAGTTCGGTATCTCTTTGGCTAGAATCTCTTTGCCTTTAACAATACGGTCGGTTAATAATTGTTTCTGTTGCTCTGCAATTTGTTGTGACTTAGCTTCAAGTTCTGTGGCTAATTGCCCACGTTGTTGTTGCAGTTGGTTATATGTAAAGAACAGCTTTTGGGCTTCTACAAAATCATTGTCACTTAACTCTTGCCAGTTGACTTCATTAAAAGCAGAGAGTCGTTGGTCAATGTTTGTTAGTTGCGCCACGTCACCAATTAATGCGTTCTGTAATTGAACTTGCTGCCTAAAGTTTTGCTCTTGAACCTGTATGGTTTGAGCGTAATCCTCTAATGCTTTGCGCTGTTCTGCTACTTCTTGCGTCTTCTTGGTGTAATCTAGTCCTTGCTGTGCTAGTGCTACGACTTCGTTGAAAGGCTTTTCAATTTCCTCTCCATTAACTTTCAGTTTAATAGACTGTTCTGTTTGCTCTTCCGAGTCATCACCTTCTACTTCACCTTCCGCTTCTGGTTCATCCTCACCTTCAGTTTCTTCTTCCTCTTCTTCGTACTCTTCAGGAATTTCCTCTAACGGTGCTTCTTCCTCAACTTCATCCAGCATAGTCATCAAACGACTTTCTGGTGACTGCACTTCTGCTTGGTCACTCATTGTATTTCTCCATTATGGGCTTAGTTATATTTAGGTTCGCCCATTACCTAAATAGTTTAAATTTGTTATCAGTCTGTATCGCTGACATCTTGCCTGTGTTTATAGCGTCTTGTAGCTGTTTTTCTATTTGGTTTAATAGTTGCATAGCTATGACTAGGCGATTGTGCGTTTCCGAGTCACCCAATGCGCTTGAAGCCATACTCTTGATGATTCCATCACGCACTTTTGTAATTGATTCTTTAAATAATGGGTTTTCAAGCACTTGTGCTGCTTGCTCACCACGTTTAACTTCATTTAGTTGATTGTCCATTAATATCCTAAAGCCTTGTTAATCAAACGACCTCTAGCAGTTAAATTGCTAACACGTGTAGTATAAACGCCATCTGCTTTAATTTTAACAATATCTGCTTCAATTTGTCCTGCGCCACCTAAACGAGATACAGTTCCTGGTGTGGCAGATGAGGCTTGACCTATAATAACAGCGCCTTGTTCTGCAATACGCTCATTAGTCTGGAATGAAGGTACTTCAACAAAGTTCCAGCCTGTATTATTCCCATCATCTATTGAGTTATCAGCATACCAAGTATAACTAGAAGGAGTAGCATCGCAATCTTGGATGTCTAAGTAGGCTACATTGATTGTCATGATTTCCCCTTAAACAAGTGCTAAGTTGAACTTAGTACCTGCACTACTTGAATTAAGCGTGACTAGATTACCTGCCGTACCACTTACAGTAAAGTCCTGTACGCTTGTTGTACTTCCTGCTGTAAATGTAATCGTAGCCGGTTGTACCGTATTGCTGATGTTAGCAAACTGGTTGTTACCTGTAATGGTCAATGCACCAGCACCACCTTGATTAAGTGTGTATGGATATACTGCACTACCACCTGCAAATGTCTTAGCAGTACCGTATGTCATGTCAATCGTACCAGTACCAGTTAATGATAAGTTGGTAGATGTTGTTGTTGTCCAACCACCACCATTTACTGTTATTTTACCATTAGTACCAAGACCTATTGTACGAGCATTGCTGTTAGATGAACTAAATGCACCAGCACTTAATGTTTTGCTATTTACGTTTAACGTACCGTTAGTTAATGTGAATGTACGAGTAGAACCAATAGTTAAGTTATCTTGTAGTTGAACTGTACCGCCTACACCATTGTGAGTAATAGGAAAGTCTAAAGTTTTACCATTACTTGTTATTTGTTGTGTACCTGAAGTTGCTGCAAATGTAATTGCATTTGTACTAGCATTCCATGTCATTCCTGATGAAGTTGTTAAATTACCGTATATACTTATTGCAAAAGTTAAACTTACTGCTCCACTAAATCCAGTAAAGTTAAGATTTTTATATGTGCCATTTGAAGTTCTTAAATCAATACCGTCACTACCTGCTGTAACATTAATACTAATTGAATTTAATTCATTTAATGCTGGCATATCAAAACGTCTTGTCCCTGTACTTCCTGAATATGTTGCATTAATTACAGGCGTACCAGTTACGGTCATGTTTGTGCCAGTACCGCAGTTCAATATAGTTGCACTATTACCTGTAAGCGTAATGTTACCTGTACCAAAAGCAATGTCACGAGTATTAGTTCCTGTTCCACTAAATATATTACAGGTTAGTGTTTTATCGTTAAGGTTTAGTGTGCCTGATGTTAGAGTAACTGTATTTGATGTAGTTACATTATCGGCAAGAGTTACTGTTCCAGCAAAACCGCCAAATGATAATGGTTGAGTTAATGTTCTACCAGCAGATGTAATTGTTTGTGTCCCAGTACCATTGGAAAAATTAATTGCTTGAGTGCCACTTAATGTTATAGCAGAACTTAATGTTAAATCACCCCAGAAAAAGAATGAAGCTGCAACATTAAAAGTCATTGCATTAGAACGAGTTGACATATTTATTGAGCCAACTTGCCAACCCGAATCAACAGTAACAGTAGCAGATGTATTCAGTCCAGTATTTTCAATAATTGCTATATCTTGCGTTAATGGAAAGTTATTAACATTTACTGCACCACCTGATGATAAAGCCCATGCAGTTGCTGACCAGTTACCACCAGCTACTAAATTCCAGTAAACATTCTTTGGAGCATCAAACGTAATTCCTGAATTACCTTTACCATCCCCTAATCTTGTTCCTGTCCAAGTTCCTGCTGTACCTAATGCGCCAATATATTGAAAATCAACATCACTTAATAAAAATGCTGTATTAACAGTTATTGTTCTTTGTGTCCCAGCAGTTGTAGTATACATTGGCATTCTGCGTATACCTGTGCTACCTGAATTTAATGTTAATGTTCCATTTACTATTTGATTTCCACCAACAGCTACGCCTCGTCTACCACCAGCTGCTGGACCAACAATAGTTAAATTGTTAAACGTATTTGCGCCATTAATAGTTGTTGTCCCTGTTACTGTTGCTGTAAACGATACATTATAAAATGTTAGCCCACCGCCAGCAAAAGTAGCGGTTGCGTTAGAACAAGTAATTTGAGATGTACCAGCGTTAAAGGTAAGTCCACCGGTAGAAGCATTACTAAATGGTGATGAACTAGCAAGTGTAACTGTTGATGACCCTAAAGTAACTGCTTTTGTATTTGAGTTAGCAGCAATAGAAAAGTTAAATCCAGAACTGGCTGTAGATGTAACATTATAGTTATTTGTTACAAAAGACCCATTTGTTAAAATAATACTACTAGTTGTTGTGTACGCACTTCCTAATGTCCATTCACCTCCTGCGCCATCAAACCTTATACTTCCTGTAATAGTAATGCCATTTGTTGTAATAGTTTTTCCAGTAGAGGTAGCAACCATTACTATAAAAGCAGCACCTGTAGTCCATACAACATTAGATGCAGGTAAAGTTAATGACCCAGATATGTTTATTTGGCTTGACGCTGAAGCTACAGTAAAAGTCATAACAGCATCTAAAGCACCGCCAGCACCGCCTGTACTAAAGTCTTGACATAACGCAGGAGCGCCAGACGTACCTGTTACCGTAACAGTAAATGGCACTAAAAGTGTATTAGAGTTAGCGTCAAAGATTACATCATCTACAGCCGTAGGCGCACTCGCACCACTAGCACCGCCTGAAGTTGCTGCCCAGTTTGTTGTTGATGTGGCATCCCAGTTACCCGAACCACCTACCCAATATCTAGTTGCCATTATTCAGTCACCTCTTCAGTTACAGGTTGTTCTTCGCTAGGCGCAGTTACAATAGCGTACCAATCATCCCAGCGTTTTTGTTCCATCGCTTCTAATTGCTCTTGTGTTGTGTTGTTATATTCAGCTTCAGTTAAAACAATAGCGTCTACTAAAGTATAAGTACCATCGGTGTGTTCAAAATTGATAGTAACGTACCCATCAACATTAGTTGTCTTAATAATTGACATAGTTTGCTCCTGCTTTAATTTGTGCTATTGCTAAGTCTGTTTCTGCTTTAAGTTGAGCCTTGAAGCGTTCTAACTCTGCTTGCGATGCAATACGCTCACGCTCAATTGTTACATCATTCTGACTACGTACTTGCTCTTGTTGTAATTGTGCTTGGGCTTTTTGTTGCGCTAGTTGTTGTTCATTCTGCGCCTTCATTTGCTCAATCTGCATTTGACCTTCAATCAATGTTTGATTTGGGTCTTTCTGTGGTTCTTGTTGATTGTCACTTGGATTAGTCCAGAACTCTTCAGGATTTTTAAAGCCAGCGTTCTGTGTCAACTTAGCCAAGGCATTATATATCTTCTCTGGTGATGTAATACCAACAGACAATGCTTCTTTTTGCATTTGTAAGATAGTGGTTAGGTGCATTAGTTGTTGGTCTTTATTGCCAGCGCCTAAGCCTACAGAGATAGTTAAGTCGTTACGGTTCTTCCATTCACGTGGGTCAACCTCAACCCATTTGTTACGTAAGCGCATAATATCAGGCTTAGTGTAAGAAGTTCTAACTAAACGATGCACAAGTTTGAATAAGTCTTTAACACCTGTTTCAGCAAATGTCCTAGCTACTAACTCAATACGTTGTTGTGACGCAGACATAATCTGTGCAATACCACTAGCCGTTTTGTTTAAGCTATTAGCATCCAAGCCTTGATTGTAGGCAGTCACACCGGTACGGTTCTCTTTCATGCTGTCCATGTACTCAACCAAAGCAAAGCTAGATGGTGGTAATGGTGGATGGCTTAGAGGTAGGATGGCTGACATTGGCTCACCTTCAACACGAACGATACCGCCTGGTCGTGATGTAAGCATATCATCTAGGTTTACTCTGTCAGAGATGGCATAGCGACCATTGTTAGCTAGGTACATATTATCAAGCTGACCACGCAATAACGTAGACTTGATTAGTTGAATGTCCATTGTTAAGTCTGAATAGCTACGACCAATGTGACGATGTGGCATAAGCATTGGAGTGATACAGGCAAACGGTACTACGTCTGTCTTCTCTTTAAAGACTATCTCGTTACCAATCACAACACAGCGAGTAAGTTCGTTATCAAGGCGAATATAGGTATCACGTACCAATATCATACCCATGTCTGCTACTCGGTCATACTCTTCATTGTATATGTCACGAGCATTGGACTCTTGTTCGTACTCGTCAGATACTTCAGCATAGATAGTATCTATCTTGTCTTTGCTGATACCAAATGCTTCTGCTGCTTCACTACGGCTCATTACTTCACGATGCTGCACGAACCTTGCGTTTTGTAGTGATGGGCTTGATGTGTCTACTGAAATCATCATGTTTTCAGGAGCTACGTTCTTAATAACAATCTTGCCTTTGGTTTCTGTTACCTTAATCTTAACATCGTGTAACTGTGGCGCTACCATGCCGTATGGGTCTTGACCATTCATTACAGCTTGCTGCATCATGGCTTCCATGTTTACAGATGGGTCAGGGTAGGCAGTATGGTTTAGCACTTCAATGTTGGAGTCTTGCACTAGCATTTGTAGCTGTGCGTCAGTTAAGCCTTCGTAGTC